TGTTCTAGATGAGGTAATGGGAGGAGAATCCTATTACGACCCATCAGAGGACAAGCCTAGTGTTATAGTTCCAGAAGGAGACTATTACGCTCACGTAAAAGAGTTCACCATGAAAGAAGATGTTATTATAAGAGGTAGACACTTAGCTGATATATACAATCTAGTATTTAAGTTAGCTAGTGAAAACTCTGATAAGACATTCGGAGAGCATAGTGGTAATCTATTTGTAGATAAAACTATACGTTCAAAGGGTTTCTTCAGGTTTAAGAATCCTAGTGATAATAAACTACAGCCTAACTCTGGTGGTAATAGAGAGTTTAAGGACTTGTGTGAAGTACTAGGTATAAAACCAGAAGAGAAAGAGATAGATGGAAAGGTTATGTATGCCTTACCTACATTAACTCCATCCAACTGTGAAGGTATGCCCGCAATAGTTAAGATAAAACATGATACATGGACTAATAGAGACGGAGAGGAGGTTACTTCTCCAAAGGCTGTAGCAGTCTACTCATGGAGCAATGGAAAGAAGGACTTGTCTGACGTACCATTCTAGATGAAGATAACTAACAGCGAATACAATACAATCATTAGGGCTCTAGGTGCTTATTCTGACATTATGAAATATGGTGCTAGTAACGAAGACCATTGGAGTAAGAAAGATGAAGCTGATACACTTAAGGTAAAGCTGAAGAAGGAATACGACGAGATAGCAGAGCGTAATATATCTGAAGGAATGACAACAGACGAAGAAGAGATATACCCTAGTAGATTACACACAGAGTACGGAGGTAGTCCAGATGGAGGTAAAAAAGTGGAATGAGATAGAACATTCTTTTACTTCTAAGTTCGGATGGTATGAAGGACTTAGGCATATGTCTGATACTATTAAAGACATAACAAAAGGTAAGAGACACGTCTATGAGTTAACTATTCAAGAGGATTACCTCTTAATTAAGAAGCTAAGAGCAATATACAAAAAGGAGCCAACATGGCACGAAAAAGAAAAACACAAGTAGAGAAAGTAAGAGACTTCCTGTTTACAGGTAAAAAACTTACATCTAGAACAGCGGTTAGTAGATTTGGAATCTACAGACTAGCATCTGTTATCTGGACACTTAGGCATACATTTAATATGCATATAGATACAGACAACAGTAAAGGATATGCTACTTACTATTTAACTAGTAGCTAATATGGCTAGGGGCGTGCCTAAAACGCCCCAAAAATTTAATGATTCTCCTATTGGTTAAAAGGTTAGGGCGTACCTATGGTTTGGTTTGTTTCCCATAAAACGCTCGGAGGAATATATGCCTACACCATTTATGTGTCACGGTTGTGATAAACCGACAATGAATAAAAGCGGAGTCTGTAATGATTGCGTTAAAAAAGAAAATGAAAAGAAGAGGAGTAGTAGATGAGATACTATTGGGAAGTTTTATTTAGCACAGAGTATTTTCCCTATTGGGAATTTACTATGCTGATGATGCTGTGTCTACAGTTAAGTCAGCTATGGAGACTTCATAGAATAGAAAGAAAACTAGATAAGTGATTAGGTATAGTGGGAAGATATAAAACTTACTCATAACGAAACCTACTTAGCAGAAAAAATAAGCGGTAGGAAATTGATAGTACGACTGAATACAGTTCGATTAAGTTCGTAATTGTACAAAAAAGATGATGGTTGGCACTTTCATTACTTCCCACTTATCTATATTAAATATGAAGAATAAAAGAATAACAAAGAGGACTATACAGAGGGATATAAATACTCTGTCTAGGTTAGTCCTAGCTAATAAGTCAGCAATAGATGTAATCGGTGACTTCCTTTACAATTACCTAGATATGAAGGGAGAAACTGAACTATATACTAAATTCATGGAGGAAAAAATAGATGGATTTATTCAAGAAAGTGGTGAAGGGAATGGAGAAGTTCCTAGAGAGCCCATTCAAGAAGAAAAAGAAGAGGAGTAGAAGGCGTGCCGTCAAAAAGCAAAGCAAAAGGAAATAGGTTTGAAAGAGAAGTAGTAAACCTAGCCAAAGAGTACGGCTTAAACTCTAAGAGAGCGTGGGGTTCTGATGGAAGGTCATTAGGACTCCACCCTGAAGTGGATTTAACAATAGAAGAATACACCGTACAATGTAAGGTACGGAAAAGGATAGCAGAATGGTTGAAGCCTTCGGAGCAAATAGAGGGGTTACACCTCCAATGCGTAAAGGAATCAAGGGGTCAGATGTACGCTATAATATCAATGACGGATTTACTAGGGATTATGGTACAACTCAAGACTCTACAAAAAGATTCGAAGCAATAAGTAAAACAAGAGTATTAGACATAGAGCATTACTTAGGTTCTGATTGGATAGATTGGGATTGTGTTAATTACTCAGTAAATGATAAATCATCTAAGAAAGGTGCAAAGTCCAGAGCAGTTAGCTCTGTATATAGATGTACTAAATGCTCTAGACCTTATCAAGATAAAGTTTCAAAACCAACTGGTTCAAGGTCTATAAACTCTATATTGAGTAGTACTATGTTTAAGAACATACCACTAGATAAAGGAGATTGCGGTTTCTGTGGCTAAGTGTCCACTATGTAAGGGTTCTATAGCCAAGAAAGATGTATCTATTAGACTTAAATCTTTAAGACTAGCAAGGTCTAAAAGAGTTTTAGGCTTAATAGATGATGTTATGTCAGCCTTATCTAAGCACTGGACTATACATGATGTAGATGTAGCAGGTTTTTTAGCTGATATAGAAAATATAGATGATGATATAGTAATAGAATCTATCTATAAGTTTAAGAAAAAAGGTGGAGTTGAGCAAGGATTCAATATAAAGTATCTTGCAGGTATAATAAAAAACGAGAATAAGAGATATAGATTAAGGCAAGATTATGAGAGAAGAGCACTTGACAGAATACCACCTAAGTTAAAGGAGAATGATGAAGAGTATTGAACTAGAACAAGCATTACTAGGATGTTTAATATCTGATAGTGAATACATAGATTCTGTAAAGCAATATATACCAGATGAATCTTTTTTCTACTCATCTTTCAATCAGAAAGTTTGGAATGCTATTGATAATTTAAATACTAAAGGTAGCAATATAGATATAATAACTGTATGTGAAGAGGTTGGTAATACATCTGATGGGTATAGTACTAATTATGAGATAACAGGTTTTCTAGACTCTGTTGTATCACCATCTAGTGCAGTAGGGTATGCTAAGAGATTACACTCTTACTATCTAAGAAGAATACTACACACGCAGATGCACGGTATAGCTAAAGGTTTAAATGACACTTCTTTAGAGACTAGTAATTTACTAGAAGAAGCACATACCACTATTGGTAATATAATAAAGTTACAACCTAATAACACATTTGATATAAACTCATTACTTGAGGATACAAAAGACTCTATACTTAATTCAACAACTCAGATACAAACTGGTATAGGAACGTTGGATAGAGTCATAACTGGTATGACAAGAGGTGAGATAACTATTATAGCAGGTAGACCCGGCAATGCTAAGACAACTGTATCTGCGAACATAGCTAGGAATCTAGTGCATAGAGGACTTAAGGTTGCTATGTTTAATAGAGAAATGCCTAACACAGAGATGATGAAGAAGTTTATAGCTATGGAGTCTAAGTCCTTACAATACAGGAACTTAAGAAACAACATAGGAATAAACCAATTAGAACTTGGTGATGTATCTGCATTAATATCTGAGATGTACAGCGATAAGTTATTTATGTTTGATGATGTAAGAGATATTGAAGGTACGTTTCGTGAGATAAAAGCTATAAATCCAGACGTAGTTATTGATGACCATATAGGATTAATAGAGCATCCAACCCACGATAGGAGAGACTTACGTCTTAAGATAGGTGATGTTAGTCGTAGTTATAAATGGTTAGCTAAGGCACAGGATATGTCAGTTATACTAGTATCGCAGATGAATAGGAATATGGAACATAGAAATGATAGAGTACCTAGGTTGTCTGACCTAGCAGAGTCTGGTAACCTAGAACAAGATGCAGAGATAGTAGTATTTACACACTATCCTTGGGTATCAAGATATGGTGACGATGGTAATAGTGATTGTTTTCTAGAGCTGATTGTAGCTAAGAATAGGTATGGTAGTACTAATTCTTGCGAGGTTGGATACTATGGTAACAGTTGTTTAGTTACTAATACAGAAGCTGAAGCAGTAGAAATAGCAAATGGTAGAGGTGATAAAGTAGGTGGAAGTCCTAAGCCTTTCTAACGCTTAAAGGGGTCGAACTTATATGTTGGAAACTCTCTTATTCTTTTTACGTAGTCCATTATATTTGGATTCTTTTTTAAAAACTCTTTATGATATGGGTGATTCCAATTTGATTTTAAAATTTCCATAATACGTTTAATATCTTTTGAAAACCTATCACTTTTTACAATAGGTATATCTGTTGTTCCAAGTTCTTTTATAATTTTTAATATATTTGGTGATAGAACAGATTCACCCTTAGGAAATTTCAATGCATTTATAAGTTTAATATTTTCAGTAGGTATATTACCTCTTACCCTTTCTTCAAACTCAAACCTTGGATTTATCCTAGTAGGCTTTATCTCTAGCCCATATGGTGTCAATTCTTCAATAACATCTTTTCCCCAAAGGTCTTTTTGTCTTTGCCACCAAGCATTGCTTTTAGGCTTGCCTTTAAAAAATATATTACTACCATCATTAATCACCTTTCCATAATTTGCTTCTGCAAAAGGTTGTATTTTCAAACCTTTCTTAATCATGTTATCCCTATCCATAATAAGACCAATGTCTGAACCTACATGAACGTGGGGTCTACGTAAGAACATAGGGTCTCTAGTAATAGAAACAGATGGAGACTTGGGGAATTGCTCTTGAAATTTTATATCTGTTTCGGAAAGCCAACCAGTTTTGTCTTTGGCTAATTGCTTTTCGAGATACTTCCTAGAGTCTCCATAAAAAGGTTTTCCGGGAAACTCTCCTCGACCCTCTATTCTACCCTCTTCTAATATACTAGACGCACGTTTCCCAGTTGTATAATGAGATACTGGATTACGTAAACCAGTTTTTTCTAGAATTTTTCTACCTACACTACCAAGACTTTTTAATGTCATAATAGGAGATAGTGCTACATTTTCTACTACAGGGTCTACACCACCTATGTATTCTGGTGTTCTATCTACACGCATAGAGCCAGTTTGTGCAAGTTTATCTAACTCAGCTTGCAGTATTAAGTTGTCTATATTATTATGTACACCAGTAGATGAAGGTTGTGCCATTCCACCATTCTGGTATCCTCTTATGTCCTTAAAATAATCATGTATAGATTTATCTGCTTTCATAGCATCTTCATATGAGTCATATACTCCAAAATTTTTACCTATAAAAGCTCTTCTCTTAGCATCATCATATGAATCAATCTCTTTACCTCTTATCATAGTTGGGAATAGATACCATTTTTTATCTTTTGGATTAATTTCTAATCCAGTTAGTATATTAGATAAATCTCCTTCTTTAGCAAATCCGCTTTCAATAGCTGACCTAGGGCTTGGAACTTCTGGGAACATTTTCATTGTTAATGGTAAGGTTCCAGTATAATCTTTTAGTGTTCTAGATGGCATTAGTTATACGTTTTGTCTTTTCTTATACTTCTGCATTTTTCTTTTAACAACAGCTTTATAATCTATGTCTGTTATCAATATTGGAAACATAGGATATGATTGATTCCATTTTTTCATATCTTCAATAGCTTCTCTGTAGGACTCTGGAGTACTAGATTTTATAATCCTATCTAATAAAGCTGATTTTCTCCTACCCCTTAAAAATTTTATCCTACTTGTCTTTAAACCCTTTGTTTCTAGTCTTTTAGAAACATCTCTAAGTAAAGGACTTCCTGTTAATCTTAGAGCCCTAGATGGTACTCTCCTTATAAAGTCTCCTTGGTAGTTTTTATAATCATTTTCTAATGCACCTAAAAACTTATGAAATTCTCCTATGTCTGACATGAAAGGAGGAGATACAAAAAAAGCTAAAGCATTTGTAACGCTTCTACCTTCCTCTAACCCTGCAGTTAAAAAGTCTCCCAAGAAACCAAAAGAACCTATTGCGGCTATATTCTCAGCTATTTCCTTTGCATCTAGTTCAAAGAATGTAGCAGGGTCATATGCTTTTTCACCAGAAGCTAGTTGTTTCATTAGCTCTTTTGCTTTAATAGCTATAGCTCCTGTAGCAAATCCACCTGCGGCTAACCTAAGCATAGGCATAAAGTTACCATGAGATAAGTCATGCTTAAGGGTGTCCATTATAAAGTTGTACTGCCTTAACCCAAAAGATTTAAACTGTAGAAATGGTTTAAATGTTGGTCTATTTAATATAAGTGGGTCAGATAATATATCTTTTTGTAGCTGTGATTTAATTGCAAACTTACCCATTGCATTTATGACTGAAGAGTTTGGTAGCTTACCATCTTTTATTTGGTTTGGGTTTATTCCCATCTTTGTAAGTGTAGAATTAGCCCATTGTTTACTACCCATTCTACCAAGTCCAATACCACGCTTACCAGAGGATATAGCTACTAAATCATCTATTAAAACTCTAGCAGATGCTGATGCTAGTATGTTATTTAAAGAGTTTATAGCGTTAAATCCAGAGTACTGAGTTAGCTTACCAACTGCTTTCTTAGATATATCACTCTGTTGAGATATACCCATCATCTCATTTACATACTTATATAAATTACCACCAGATGCATCTACTTGTCTTTTAAATTCTTTATCAGTATGATACTTATAGGCACCTTTTGCAAATCTCCAATACCCAGCAGACAAAGCAGATGATATAGCAAACTGAGATAGGTTCATAGCGGTAGCTGTACCTAATGCAATTTTAGTAGAAGTTTCCCACTCCATTACTTTCTGCATAAAATCTTTAATGCCGGGGTTTAGATTATATCTTCTATTATATCCTATGCTTCCAAGAACGTGGCTATGTAGCTCTCTCATTATTGGTACATCTTCTACTCTAGCTTGGTCAATTAAGGACTTATATATTTCTCCCTTTCTACCAAACTGCTTAACCTCTGATGAACGCCTAGCTACATTAGCTGAATATATACCAAGAAGTTTTCTTATATCTCTTTCGTAAAATCTTTGAGGTAGTTTATAAGTTCTTTTCTTTTCAATATTCCCATCCATTTTAAATACTTCACCATAGGTAAGCCTACCCATTAAAGCCATAGCTTTAAAAGGACTCAACTCTTCTAGTGTTTTTCTTTCCTTTAATATACTCTCGTAGGCATCTCTTGTTTCTTTTGATAAATTAGGTATTGAAGCTTTAATTATCTTATTAAGAAACCTAGCTTCAGAACTTCTTTCCTTTGCAAATAATTCAGGATTATTCATTGATTGTATTATCAAATCTATTACATCATCCTTAACGCTGTACATTCTTATTTCTTTTTTAGAAGCTCTACCAGCTTCACCAGCTACTATATCAGCTAACTTATATATATCTGCAAATATTTTTTCAGCAACTCCCTGTTTTAATATCCTAGGTATGTAGTTATCTAAGTATCCAGATACATCAACTCCAGATTCTTTTGCTTTGTTAATTAAAAAATCAGATATCTGTCTATATGCTATTGTTTCTGGAGTACGTACACCATCCTCAACAGCTTTACTTAATAGCTCAAAATAATTCTTAGATACTTGAGACTCTGGTACATTCATAGCTCTAGAAAGAGTTTGTATCTGTTCTTTTGTTGGTTTATCTGTTGTAAATCCAGCTCTAGACATTAAATCATATGTTTCTGATAAAGTTCTTCTCTGGTCTACAACAAACTGGTCTGCCTTTGCTACATAAACTCTACGTATTGGGTCTACAGTTCCTTGATTTCTAGCGGGTCTTATTATATCTAGTAATTTATTAGCAGGCTCTGGGAGTATCTTATCTAGAAATACACTATACCTAGGTTTAGCGTGGAGTATTCCTTTTGTTTCTAATTCTTTTAATTGTTTTTGAAAATCAACTTCGAACTGTAGTTTTTTTCTAAAGTCTCTTAACTCTATATTATCTAAATCTTTTAAATTTCTTTTCTTAACTACATCGCCATCTTTTTCTATTAATGCTCTATTAGTTTCTTTTTGGCTCTTAGAGTGCTCAAGTTCCTTTTCCATTTTTCTTATGTCTTCAAAGTAAATATTCTTTAACTTCTTTGGAGATATGTTTACATTTTCCTCAAGCCTATAGTATGTTGAGAAAATATCCTTAGACATTTTTTCCACTTTATCCTTATGGAAAAATTTAACAAATATATTGTTATCACCCTCGCCTAAAACCTTAAGTTTTAAATTACCTTTTCTATTTGTATATACTTCACCTTGAATCCTTTGAGCTTCTAGTTGCTGTGCTCTAGATGTAGCTTCTGCTTTTAAATCAAGACCCTCTGGTACAACCTCATATCTAAGTTCTGGTTTAGTAGCTTCTTTTCTAAACCTATTAAGCTCATTAAATCCTGTCTTAGCAACTTTATTAACACCTTTTATACCAAGTATCATACCACCTGCATGAACCCAATCTTCAGTAGTAGGAGTTCTTCCTTCTAGTAATGGGGATACAGTACCAAATTGACCTACTTCAGCCAATGTTCTAGTTAAAACCCCAACTCCCCTATCTGTCAGAAATGCATTTGTTCCGCCTGTCATACCACCTAGAACAGCACCTTTTGCCCCAGCCTTGACAACCTTACCCGGAGATATAGTTCCATCAGATATGTATTCATTCATAGCTTCTCCAGCTCCTGAATACAAACCCAATGCACCAGCTCCTCCTCCAGTTTGTGCGTATGCTTTTTGTGTAAAAGCACTTGCTTTAAGTGCGGCTTTATTGGCTACATCTTTAGAGACTCTATTTTGTAATAGTTTTTTATATATTAATTTTCTTGCTACACCTTTAGTAACAGCACCACCAACACCACCTCCAATAACAGTAGTCGCAAAGTCTAATGGAGTAAAAAAAGACGCTACTCCTGCGGCTATATCAGACACTAAACCGGGATGATAGTCACCTAGGTCATATACTTGTTTTTTATTGGTAGCTATAGCTTCAGCCATTCCTTGTAGAGAACGATTGTATCCATCTTTCCATATAGTACCTAACTTATCTACTATACCACTTTCATCATTAGGGTTATAATCTAAGTTTTCGCTATTTAATTTATACTGAGGGAATTTTTTTACAATAACTCTATAAGCTAATTCATCACTCATTCTGTTATAGCTAGGGTCTACAGCTCTGAAGTCATTGACCAATTGTTCCTTGGTCATATTTGGATTAAACTGAGACATTATAAGGATTTAAGAAGTGAAAACTCTTCGTTTGTAAAAAACTCTCTATATTTCAAAGGTCTATTTTTAAGGTGTGGGAATCTACGTCTATTATCTTCGATGCGTTTCAGTCTATCATCGTAAAAAGAATTTGATTTTTCATCGTATATCTTTGAAAACATTTCTTTTATTTTTTTTCTTAACTTATCATTGCTTTTACGTAAATTGCTCTCTGATGTCTTATCGGGAATACCTTCGGAAAGAAATTTAGAATTACGATTAAAATCTTTAATTAATTTTCTAAACTCTTTTATTCCCTTCTTAGCATCTTTAAGTCTTGGAGGTGGTTCCTTTAATGAAAATACTGCATCTCCCCCCTGTTGCTCTGTCTGATTTGGAAATAAATCACCAATAACATCCTCACTTGGTATAGGTTGATTGCTTCCAGCTTGCAATGATGCAAGACCAGATAAGGGTTCAGTAGCGGGTTCTTTCCACATTGGTGGAATATCGTCACCATCATCACCAGTTAATAAATTAACACTTTCAACATCTTGACCAGATGCATTTCTAGTAGCCATATTCATAGACTCTACTGCAGAATCAAAAACATCTTTATCATCTGAAAATAATACACTATACATATCATCACTAGCGTATAGCTCTGCACCACCTTCCTTGGGGTCATAATCGGGTGCTAAAAAATCTGGAAGCTCAGTAGATGGAATATTACTATAAGCATCTATATTAGAACCAGTATTATCATCGTCAAACTTTAATATAGTATTTAGTGTATTGTTAAGTTTATCTAGTTGTGCTATGTTATCAGCTAATGCATCATCAACAGATGCTCCTCCACTTTGCTGTTGTATAAGTAGGTCTGAGTTAGTTTTTCTTAAAGCTGTTATTCTAGGTACTAAGGAATTGATTCTTGCCTTATCTATGTCAGTTAAAGTTCCTTTTGTTAAATAACTTCTACTTAAATATTCATTATATACATCATCATTTACAAATAAATCTAGAGCTTCAGCTTCACTCATAGGATTTTCAGGGTTAGTTGTGTTATATATATCCATCCTACTGATTATTTCATCAAATGTCCTAGAGCCAGCAGACTTAAGACTTGAGACATAATTTCTGACATCTTGTTTTGCTTTAGGGTTTTCAATGTCTACAAGATATGATTCTACATTTATATTGCGAAGCTCCTTAGCATCCATACCAGCCAAAGATTCGTCAACATATCTCTTACCTCTGTTATATGATGATGTTCTCTGGTTATCTTCAAAAATTAATTTATTACGATTACTTTCTTCTATTCTTAAGTTATTTTCAAGTTTACGTTGTCTTAAAGAATCTTGATATCTTTGCTCATTGACATCCATTTGCCTTTCAGACAACCTTAATCTAGCATCAGCACGCTCTTGTTCTTTTTGTGCTAATTGATAAGATGGGCTAGCATACTTAGCAATCTCTTTTAGAAATATATCTAATCCGCTTTCTGGTTCTTGTAATACTATTCTACTTCCGTTTGCCATACTAACTCCTTTCCTAACCTTGTGGTTGATACATTCCACCGGGAATGTTGTTTCCAAATGGAGTCCATACCATTGTAACACCCCCTACAGTTATTGTGTCTCCTTGATACGTTCCTAAATCAACATCATTTATATCATCAAATGTTTGCGTTTTACTCATACCTGCATCTGACTGCTGTAATTGAGCTAGGAATTGTAGTGCATCAGCTTCAGCATCTGCTCTAGAAGCTTCCATTATACCAGTTGAATCAGTCTCATATTGTCTTTGAGCACTTGTTCTGATATCTTCCATAGCTTTTTGCCTTCCTCCAAAACCTCCAAACCCAGCACCGTAGCTAGATGTATCTGCTGTAGCCGTTCCAAGTTCTTGAGATATATCAGTTCTTAACTGACTAACATCTCCTAACGCTTCAGTTGGGTCATATGCATATAGGTTTTCAAATTGTTTTCTTATTTCTGGGTCTGTAGGTTTAAACCCAAATGTTTCATAATATTCATTTATTGAATCTGATGGAGAATATCCACCATCTTGGTAATTCATTAAGCCACCTTCTTGATACCTAGGCATATGAAAACCTACACTACCTTCTTGATATCTTTTCTGTATAAGGTCTAGGGCTTCTAATGCCTTACTAACATCAGTTTGACCAGACTCTTGTAGGTAATCTAACATATCTCTTTGTGATTTAGGAAATGAATACTCACTAGGACTAGCGTAAGATAGTAAATTTTCAATATCTTGAAACTCATCCATAGCCATAGCTAATTTATCTTGCACACCTAAACCGCCTTCCCTATATTCATTTTTCTTTTTCTTAGACATACCTCCGTACATATAGTTATCCATCATTCCACCTTCTTTCATATATCCCATACGGTTTCTAACTTCTTCTGGTAGGTTCATCAAACCTTTATTACCCTCAGGTGCTTTCTTTAGAACTTTACCACCTTTATTCATCATAGAGGTCTGTCTATCCATATCTACACTTCTTTGGTTAGCTAAGGTATTCAATGCTAATAACTCATCTATTGCTGAGTGACCATGTTCTCCTTGGGGGACAAGACCTCCTCCTGCATATCCTAATCTATCTGCGTTGTTTATCATATCCATAGTATTTTTTCCTAATTTATCTACTGCTTCTTTACGAACAATATACTCCCCACTTTTAATTTGGGCAAATCCTTGCTTTTTACCATTGTCACCTAAGATAACTGCTGGGATATTATCTAATTGAGCCATTATATTATCCTCCTAGCGTAAGACATTGGATTTATTAATCCACCTTTATTCATTCCATATATTGGCGAACCTCCAAGGACTGTTAAGTCTCCCACATTAACACTTGGAAAATTACCACTTCTATTATAATAATCATAACCAACAGCGGGTTGACTATATCCTACAGTAGATATATTAGGGTTAAAATTAAATAAAGAATTTCTCCTAATTTCTTGGTCTGGTATAGCTTGCCCCATCTTCCCTTCTGCTGTTGCTATATAAGCTCCTAAGTTTCTAGATAATTCTTCCATTTGTTTTTGAACATTTGAGGAGTCTCTAGCTAATGCATACTCTTCACCTATTAAAGATGGAGATGTTACTCTTTGAATATCCTGCTCTGAATTACTATCACCAAATACTTTAAAAGGGTTACTAGCATATTCATCCTTCATCATTTGCAAGTCTTTTTCATCGGACAATATCCGTCTTTGATTTGCTTCCATTGCTTTACTCTCAATGTCTTTACGAGTTAAATCAGCTTCTTTAAATGCTTGCATTAATTCTGGAGTCTTAGCTTTTCCTAATATAGCTTCTGTGTCTACAGATGGAATCATTTTCTTAACTAGCTCTCCATCCTCTCTAATCATAACAGATTTATCTGAAGTTGGTAATCCTAGTTTAGATTTTCCCACAGCTTTTAAGTAATCTCCTCCGCCAGATGCTATGAATGCACCAGCTCCAGTTCCTAAAGCTCTTCCAAAAGCTCCTTCACCTAATCCTTCTCTATAATCTTTTAAGTCTTCAAAGCTACTAGATAAAAAACCAGTTGGACTTTCAACGTCAGAATCTTTAACAGTTAATCCACCAACTTTTTCTCCAAGGTAACGACCAGCTCCAGCACCTAATCCTTTCGCTACAGCTGAACCAAGTAATCCAACTCCTCCTAATCCAGAAGCGGCTAATATAGTTGGGGCAACATACTTTCCTAAAAAACCACCAACTGTACCAAAAAGACTTCTTCTACCTGCTTCTTTTCCAGCCTGTCTAGATTCTTCTTCAAGAGATTTTTGAGCATCCATTACCCCTTTACGTATAAAAGAACTTCCTAGTATATTTTTAGCTCTTCTTGACATACCTCCTTCTTGGTACATCTGAGGTCTCATATATCCTCCGCCCATATATTCGCTTATAGTATTATACTTCATATTTTTACCTATTATATAGTTATTTCAACCTTCCAAACTGAGGTTACATAAAAATCTACTGTGTCATTTCCGGGGTCTGTGGCAAAATCAACAGATATCCCAACTTTATCACCTGCTTCAACTCTCGGATTATTGTTAAAATCTGTTCTATTTATTGTTATAGCTGTGTCATTTGATAGAGTATCTGTGTATGTGTAATTTGCAACTTCGTCTGCAGTTTGGTCATTATCTTGTTTATAAATTTTAAACGTCAAGTCATATGTCATATTATCTAATGGTTCAGCTCTAAATAATATCTTATGGCAAGTCATATTAAAAGGAACTAAGAAACCAGATGTTGCGTTATCCATACTAGTCTGCTCACCAGTACCATTCCAAGGTAAGTAAGTTTCGTTACCATCTGTGTTTTTGGAGTAATTATGTATAAAAACTCTATAGTCTGTGAACTTATCAGTATATTTTAAGGCATTAGCAGTTAAGGTTTTATCAACTATTTGGTTTCCATCTGATGTCATATATACTTTAAATAGTTTACCAAACTTTTTTCTATACAATGCTAACTGACTATTAGATTTCTTTTCTATTGCTATTTGACCATCCAACATACCACCAACAGAGGGCTTACCATTAAACTCAACAGAACTTTGCTTGGTATTATTGATTCTTCTTATAATCCTTTCAGACATTAAGTTACCTCTTTACCTCTAATAACTCTATACTGTATGGTCATATCATTTATTTCAAATGTACCTGTAGTTGGTGGTAAAAATTTAATTTGTATACTCTGACAAGATATGGTAGAAGATGGAGTTAACGTAACCACATCCCACTTATTACTAGTATCTGCAAAATTGCCAGTAAAAGTACCACCTCCATCTCCACCAAAGTTTTGTTTACCATCTACTGCATATTTAAAAGGAGTTGTTTCAGATGAGTTTGCCTTATAGGTAACTATTACTTTATATATCTTTTTTACAAGACCGGGTTGCCCAAAGTCTATATCTCCAGTTACAAATACTTGGTCTTCTTTATCACTTTCAATAGGGAGAAACTTTTTGAAGTTAACATCTGATGTATCTCCAGTAACGTTTATACCTAATGTTAAGTTATTGTTCCAG